GGGGCCGGCGAGGGGGGCGTGGACTTTGTGAAGCCCTCGGCCGGCGGGGCGGGTGCCCCGGCGCTCTCACATATCCGGATCATGCGTGAGGCGCTCCCCGCCCACGTTGGCATCAAGTTCTCCGGCTTCGGAACGCTCAATGCTCCGGAACTCGCGCTGTGGGCCTTTTTCCTTGGTGCGGATGTGCTCGGCTCTCCTTGCGGAGATGTCGTTGTTGATGTGTTGTCCTCCGGCTATGCCGAGGTCGGGATGCTCGCTGGATCTTGATGTGTCCTCAGCGGGGTTTGGCGGCAACGCTCTACTTCATGCGTAAGCTGAAATGGCAAGGGAGGTCCGCCTCCCTTTTTTCGTGCGGGATGCGGTGCCTTTTGATCGGTTTTCTGCAAAGGTGGGCTCATTGCATCTTTCAGAAAAGGATCTATAATAAAAGAAGAAGAGGAATAGGATGAAAAGGTTGGGAGCAGGCCTTGAACCTATACTCTACGAAAGGAGGTCTACTCAGATGTACAAAGTTGCGGAACGATGAGGCGGCGGCGGAGGCCCCCAAAACATGAGCAACGATAAACAGGAGACGATTCCGATGGGCAAAACAGTGATGGTTCTGGTTATCCCGGAACCTAAGGTGCGGAAGGCGACGGCAAAGCCGGTTCGAAAGCACAAGGACAAAACAGCCTACAGCCGCAAGGCGAAGCACAAGACCCCCGAATGGGGGTCTTTTTTTACCCCAAAGGTAAAAATATAGACCAATTATTTTAGGTTATTGCTTGATGTTTTCGGGAGTGCTCTCGGACTGCCACATATTTTTTGCCACATATTGCGGTTCGGGGATTGCCTCCACAGCGGCTCTTTTCTGTGAGCTGAGGACATGCTGATAGTGCTTCAGGATCATCGTCAGATTGGCGTGTCCCACGAGTTTCCCGACAGTCCCGATATCGACGCCCGCAGCAATGGCCTCTGTAACAAAAGCATGGCGCAGGTCATAAGGACGAATCCGTCTCTGTATACCCGCACGGAGGAGCGTTCTATGCCATGCCCCGTGAATGCATTTTACGGGTTTTCCTCCATAATGTATGACAGATGCAACCCTCTTTGCTCTATCGACCTCTTGCCATGCCTTCAATTCCTCCACGAGGGATTGCCTGATTGGAATATCCCTGACAGGCTCCGCCTTGTTCTTTTGGGCGGCGCGTAGGTGTATCACCTTGTTTTCCAAGTCCACATCGGACCACATCAAGCCAAACAGCTCTGACGGCCCTACACGCATCCCCATTTGCGAGCCAAGGATGACAACCCTCCGGACATGCTCCGGTGCATGGACAAACACCAGAGCAAGCTCTTGCTGTGTGGGAGGGATGAAGTGCTCGTATTCGATATGGGGAAGTTTGGGAATCCTTGGAAGCTCACGCAGCAATTCGTTTTGATACGCCCAACGGATGACTGAAAAGACCTGTCCGATACATCTTTTTAGGGTCGACGCCCTGATCCCGAAAGAAAGGAAATGGCTCATCAGCTGCTTTAATTTCGTATTATCAATATCGGAAAGAGGCGTATCTTTCAGAAAAGCGAGCGAGCGCTTCATGTTCTTCAAATGTCTTTTCAGTGATCTTTCGGAGAACCGCTTGTCTTTCAGGAACAGGTAGTACGCGGATTCAAAGGTATGCTCCACCTGCGGCGCTTCCGCTTCCTCCCGCCGGAAGAAATCCCGTTCATACTTGAGCTGAAACTTCTTGAGAGCATCCTGTTTTTTTGCTTCTTCCTCCGTTTCGACGTAAAGTGACTCACGCTTGAGCGTAAAGGGGTTGTTCCAGTACACTTCCCACGGCTTTTTACGGCCTACCCTTTGTCTGATGGCCATACTGAATAGCTCCTGAGCAAAGGGGGCCGTGCCAGCCACTACTGGACGGCCCCCATATTGAATTCTGCGAAAAGTTCCTCTGCGGATTTTCCGATGACGCACCCTGCTGTTTTGAGTGATCGTCGGCGCTTGGGAACTCCTGCCTTTGCCTGAGCCTCAGCATGTAATGTGTCGATCACCGTCATAACGGCGCGCCGTGACCAGCGCAAGGTTTTGCGTTCCTTGCCCCACGGAAGGCTCACAGGCTGGACGCCACGGGACAGCAGGATTGCCCGCGCCCTCTCTTCTCCAATGTTCATGACGGAAGCGGCCTGTTTGGTCGTCAGGAGTTCCGGTTCCATGCTATGCTCCTATACCGCCTTGCGGGAGGCTTTTCCTCTTTGGGCTATGGCTTCCAATCTGCCGATGATGAAACGGATTAACGCCCTGTTTTCGTTGCGCTCTTTGCGGAGCTTCTTGATCTCCACGCACAATCTGAAAATGACGGCGGACGGCCCCATCCCATCAAAGGCGCGGGAGTCTCCGAGCATGTCGCCGATGGCGGCGGTTCGGATGTAGTCGAGTTCTTCGGGGGTGATTCTGGCCATTTCATTTTTCCCCGCACGTTGTTGTCCGGCCGCGCCCCCGGGCGGCTCTATTTCTTCCCGCGCCGATGGCGGCAGAACGGGCATTCCCTGAGCTTGCTGACGGTTCCGCAGACGGGGCAAGCCTTGGGAGACAGTCCGTCGCTGAGGTGGGCCATTTTACACGCGCCGTTGATTTGGGCGAAGTTTTTTTGTTTGCGGGGCTTCGGAGCTTCATCCGACATGGCGTTCCGCCTCGTTGTTGATGGCTTCCAATGCGGTACAGACGAGATGCGCCAGACCTGAGAATGCATCGTCCTGAAGGTTCAATTCGGGGAAGAACTCCACATCGATGCTGAGGGTATTTTCCTTTGGCGTTTCGGAAATGGTGATGGTGGCGCGGCGGGGTTCGCTCATCACTGCACCTCCAGACATTCTGCGGGTTCCCGTTCAAGGGCTTTGGCAGCCTTGGCGACTTCGGCACTTTCCGGCTTATGGTCATAGTCGAGCAGGGAAGGCTGCTTTTCTTCCGGAGTCATGGGGCGGCGCTGCACTTCGGCGTAAGGCGGTTCGGCCTCGACCCAGACCATTTCGAAGGTGTTCCAGTCCTTCAGGCAGTCGCAGAAGATTTCCCTTTCTTCCTTGCCTTCGCGGTAGAGCTTGGCGGCGTCCTTGGCGATCTTCTCCTGCTGTTCAATGAGACGCTTGTATAGCTTGCGCTGCCCGTCGAGTTCGGCCTCGTACTTTTCGATCTGATCCAGAGCGTCGGCCATTTCCTGTCCGTATTCGATTTTTTCTTGTTCGGTGAGCGGCTGGGCGATCAGGATGTGCTCTTCCCGATGCCATGTGACCTTGTCGCCGAAGGTGCGCCTGCGGCGTTCCCAACGGTCGGAAAGGCCGATGCTCAGGTCTTCGGACAGGTCGGGGTTGCGGGTGCACTCGAGACACGGGGCTGGCGTCGCCGGAAGCGTGGTTGCGCAGAGGGCACAATCAAAACCGTAGGGTGTCCGCTCGCCGCATACCGGGCAGAAAAGCGTCAGCTTGCCTTTATCCATCTTGGCCTCCCATTCGAGAGGAAGATTTCCACAGGTGGAGCAGTCGCGCACGGGGGTCGATTCGAGAGGAGCGCCATCACCTTCGGACAGTCCCTTTTCTTCCGCCAGCCATTCGGGAATGGCGATCTCTACATTGGTATCCCCGCGTTCCGCATTGAAGTCCGGTATCTGCGAGAGGGGAAGCCAGAGTTCGCTTTCCCCGCACCGGATCAATACGGCGCTGTCGGTGGGCTGTAAGATTTCGGCATAGATGGTCACGGTACGCGATTCCTGAGAATCGGCGGGCTGTGCGGCTTTTTTCTTTCTGGGCATGGTGGTGTTCCTTTGCCGGGTATGAAGCCCCCGGCGAGGCTTTTAAGATAGGGAAGCTGGAGGGTTACCGGACTTGGAGGCTGTAAGTTTTCACCAGAGCGCAGCCGGGGATGGTCAACCCGGACTTGAGGGATTCTTTGATGACAGCCTTGTCCGGCTCCACTGTTGTCTTTGTGCGGCGGTACAATTCGGGAAGTTCTTCCGTCTGTGCTGTGACGGCGACGCCCTCGGATTCCCGGACGCTGATTGTGTAGGCGTTGCCGGATACTTTCTTGAGGCCGTTGCTGCGGAGCGTAAAGGTGTAGTGCTCTTTCAACCTTGCAAGGCTGGCTTCCGCCGCTTTTGCCTTGGCGATGAGCCGTTTTGCCTCTTCCTTGCAAGCATCGGCCAACGCAGCCTGAATTTTCAGGAATTGTCCGAACCCATCCACCTTGTCGGCTTCGACTTTGGCGAGTTCATCCATGTAGGCGTCCATAGCCTCGCGTTGTTCCGGAGTCAGTTCCTCGTCGGGGATGGAAAGCATCCCGGCGATTTCCTGCTGAATTTCATTGAAGGTCGGCATGTTTCACCTCGTTAAAAGGGCACGTCATCCATTACCGCGTTTTCGGACGGGAAGGGCATTCCGTAGGTGCCAGCCTCCGGCGCGGCCTGACGCTTGGTTTTTCCCGCATTGCCCGTCACGGGGCCGTCAGTGATGATTTCTCCGCCGTGGACGATAGTGGCGTAGGCTTCTTTGTCGGGTGTGATGACGCAAGCCATTTCGTTGTTCCAGTATTCCCGCCCGTCGTCCTTGCATGTCGGGCGAGGATTGATCTTGACGCGGACAGGGAAACGTAACCCCGTCAAAGAGGTGACATCCTGCATCTTGAGGGGCTTTTTTGCGGCGACGCACATGGCCTTGAGGGTCGCGCCGCCTATATTGCAGGCCGTGCGTTGGCCGTCATTGAGCGGTATGTCCTGCTCACCGAAAGGGAGCGTGATGTTTTGCCGGAAGCTCACACCCTGATATTGCCCGTGGGAGACGGTGAATTGGCAATATATTTGCCGGAGGCCGGAAGAAGCTACGGAAATGAAAGGATTGTCATGTGCCTGTCTTTCCTGATTGGGCTTCAATATTTCGATTTCGACCATGACGATGCTTCCTTCGGGTACAGGCCCGCGGGCAAATTCCCGCTGTTCGCATTCGTTTGTGAGATCAAGCATTTTCGTTTTCCTTAGCGTTATCGGTTTCGGTTATCGTGTTTTGGTTTTGGGGTGCGGGGTTGAGCCCCCAATATTCCCGGATGGCGGAATCAACCACCTTTAAGTCATTGTCGATTTCCCGTTGGGGGAACATGTCCATAGGACTTTTGGCTGTGGTGAAGCCGTCCGACTGCGTTTCGAAGTAGTGGCGTATCCCATCCGTACGGGCCAACAGGACGATGCTGAACAGCCCTTCAACAGTGAGCTGGTTGTCCAGCATTTTGCCGACCGTCTTAGCCTTGATTTTTCCCGTATCGCTGGTTTCGGTGTGGTGGAGGAAGTAGACGATGCAGTCGGACGGCGTCTTCTGAATGATGAATTGCAGTAGATTGTAAAAGTCCAGTGCAATATCCGTGAACTTCCCGTATCCCGTCTCTTTTGCCTTGTTGAACAAGGCAAAAGCCATGAGTGCCTGACTGTCATCAATGGCATAGGTTCTTCCCTTTGGATGTGATAGAGCTTTTGTTATTGAGGCATACGTTGCCCCGTTCCTCGTGGGCAGTTTTTTGCGGAATGGCAGTGGTTTTGAAGCTACGTTGAAGATGCCGATTTCTTCTTGCTCGAAGTTCCGTAGGGATGTTGACTTGCCACTTCCGCTTTCGCCCAGAATCAATACGGGGATGCCCATTCTTTCCTCCTCTCGTTTCAACAGGGTTGCAGAGTGTTCGTGGTGAAGATGATTTCATCAGGGCCGTGGTATTCGGGTTCGTCCGGGATGGTGCGGTCAACGCTCTCGCGTTCATCGGGATACATGTCTGTTTCCGGCTTCATCGTTTCGTCTCTACGGTCAGGGGTGCTATGTTGTTGAAGAGTTCCCGGTCCTGCGCATTAAAATGGCTCATGAGCAAGAAGCCGAGGGCGACGAGGAGCGCAGCCAGCCATGAGCGTTTCCACGGGATGATCTTCATGCAGCTACCTCCAGCCGTTCGAGAACGGCATCGATTCCGCCGTCCTCGTCGATGAACTGGCAGTTGGTGATGGGCCGCGTGGGGACGAGTTCCCCATCATCCCATTCCGCCGCCCGGAGGCTCCAGCCCTCCCGTGTCGCCTTGAGGAACGACATCACGGCTGCGGGTGAATTGAAAAAGTGTCTGACCGTTCCGCCGTAGAGCGAATTCCCGGTTTCGATGCAGAAAAATGTGGTGGTCATGCGACCCTCCTCTTTTCCTGCTTGGCTTCGTATAGGGCGTTGCGATCCAAAATCCGGGCGCTCACCCATTCTGTGCAGTCGGAGATTCTGTCCGGTTCGATAGCGATTTCCGAATCGGCCAGCGCGATGCCGAACCGTTCCTTCATGGCCTTCACCACGGTTTCCGGCACGTTGCACACTTGATCGAACTCGAAGAAACGGGCGCAGGTGGCGCACACGCGGGGTTCCTCTTCCGGTTCATATTCGTAAGGGTTACGCATGGCTGTATCCTCTCGGTTGAGGTTTGGATTGGCGTCCCAATCCCGTTTCCTGCCCCGGAATCCGGGGCAAGTGCGGGGCTAGGCGGCTTACCAAGCGCGGTGCAGGGTTGCGGGGAAGTCGATGCCGGGGAGGACGCCGAAGTCTTCGGGCTCGTTGTTGAGCCAGTCTTCGAGCAACCCCTTGGGGCGATACTCGGAAGCCTTGACCACCTTTCCGCCGTGCTCGTTGGCGAACTCCCGCGCCTCTTCGAGAGAGTCACATTCGTCCACGGTGTCCATCCCGTTGAAGGGGGAAGTTCCGATTACGAGGTAGGGGGCTGTGGTGGTCATGGCGTTCTCCTTTGGTGTTCCGTTCGTCGTGAAGAGATATTACCAATAGGAAATATTGAAGTCAAGAAAAATTTCCGATAGGATATTATGCACGCAAAAAAATACCGCCAACACCATGAAGGCATCGGCGGTCACGCCCGGCAGGGCACAAAAAAGCCCCTCACGAGGAGGGGCATAGGGGAAGAACAATGTCTTGGAGATTCATGCCAAAACTAGGTCCAATATCTACCTCGGAGAAGGTTACAGACATGACAAACAGGATCTTCATGATCCTGAATTCGAGCAGCAATCCGGAAGAGGCGTTGTTCAAACTGTATGACAGGGACGCTTCCGAAGACAAGGACGTGTTCGTCATGGCGTTGGTCGGGGCACTACTGCTCAGACAACGGCAGTGGGAGACAGCTCGGCTTCAATCCACGTCCACGCACCGACGAGGCGATCCTTTGAAACCTGCTTTCCCGCCACCGCCGCCACCGCGACCAGAGAAGAGGAGATAGGCAAGAGATGGACAACATAGAATGGACATAGAATGGAGGAAAACATGGCAATAGAGCTGAATGATTTTGTCGAAAAGGTGCTTAGAGACCTTGCCGGATTCGTGCCGGTGGGGGCAAAAGTCTGGTTTGAAGTGTCGCCTACATACCTTCCCCCTCTAGGATTTGATGACAGTCACGCGATTATAGAACGCACGACAAATCCCAACGGAGACAAGGTTACTTTTTGTGTGAAACAATGTTTTGATAAGGCCACACAACAGGAATAGAAAAGCGAACACGAGAGGTATTTCCTGTTAACTTTTCTTCGGAGTTTGAAGCTCCAAGACTTAGATTAACAAATGGTATAGATAATTTTCCACCTGCTTGAGTCCCATCTTTATCTTGAACGACGATAGCTATATCAAAGTCAATAGATTGTACATAGGATTGTTTCTCACTTCCTGTTAGCTGGATATTCCCATCTGAGAACCCCACTAACGGACTAACACTGTATTGATTGTTTGAACGTTCTTGCGCATCAAGAATACCTTCACCGACTTGGGTGATAACTTCAGAAACAAATGTTTTTAAGTCCATGAACCACCTTCTCCCCGCTCCGGCGGGGATTTTCATCTGTACTCAACATAGATGATGACACATCCAGAGGGCCGCCGTTCGCGCCTTATTTCGCGGAGGCGGGGGCGGTCTACGCTGTCTTTTTGTCAGGATCTGAGGAACTACTTTGAGTCGAAGCTATGGGGCGCATAACTTCTTTGAGTACATCTAGTTGTGCCTTGAGAATATCTCTTTCTTTCGTCAAGTTAGATAATTGAGCTTCCAATAACGCTATGCGCTTTGTGTCTTCTGCAGGGGGGGTATAGATGTCACCCGGAAGAATGACACGCGCACCAATAATATCCATAATCGGTGAAATTTCTTCAACTTTAGGACTTCTAGATCCTCTAGTCCAGCGAGAAATATTCACAGTGCTTACTCCCGAGGCTTCAGAGAGTGCAGCACCGCTTCCGTACTGTTCCTTTGCGCTGTTGAGAGCGCGCATAACTGAGTCAAAAAAATTTTCCATATCATCAAATTACCACTAGTTAATTTTGAAGTAAAAACCCTTCGGTAATTTTTGTCTTGACCAGTTTATTTCCTATCGGTAATATCGAGACATGAAAGCACCAATTGTGATCGAGATCGAAGATTTTTTATGTCGTTACGAGGTTACCCAGCTTTCTCTTGCGAGAGAAGCAGGAGTATCGCCTGTGCTTCTAAACAGGCTGGTAAAAGGTAGCCGAAGGGATACTACGTCAAGTAATGCCGATGCATTACGTGCAGCTATGCGCCGCCTATCTTCCCCCAATACTCCCACCGAACACGAAGAGGCCCACCATGCTGACTAATCTTTTGATTGCCATCGGTGTCGTGGTCGTCGTGGCGTTCATCTTCTCCCTGGCGGGATAGCCCCGCCATGCACCGCCGGGCCACGGCCTCGGGTGTCGGGTACTCCGCGGCGCGGTATGCCCGCCAGCGTATCCGGGGATCCCCATGGATCAGGATGCGGACGCGCCAGACGGGGCCGCGCCGGGTGATGAGCAGGTGAATCTTTTCCATGCCGCCAGCATAGGTGACAGGTCATACAGGATGAATGGTATACTTATGAGCATTCCAACATACGAACACATCATCGAAGCCGTACAGAAGGCAGCACGCCTGTATCCCGGTGGCATTCGGGGCATGGCGTCAGAGATGGATATGGCCCCGTCGAGCCTTGGCAATATCCTCAATCCCTATGCAGACAGGTCCGTGGTCAAGCTCGGATTGGAGCAGGCTCTTTTCATCATGAAGACCTCAGAGGACATCTCCGCCCTTCGGATCATGGCCTCTGAGTTCGGATGCTCCCTATCTTCCGCCACCGATGAACCGGACGCCCCGACCTTTGAGGCCGAAGCGTTGCAGGATTACCCGCCGCTGGTGGCTTTCCATGAAGGCTGCAAGCGGTTCCGGGACGGAGAACTTTCAGCAGCCGAACTGGACGAATTCAAGGACAAGGCTGTCCGGGAAATCCGGGAAACCTTCACGCGAACGCTGCGAGGGGACGAATGAACCTCACCTTTTCCGCCCACGCGCTCGACCGTTGTTTCGAGCGGCGCATCTCACTTCAAGGGGTACTTGATGCCCTGCGCCAAGGGACATGCGTGAAGGGCAACGGCATGAAGGACGGCGAACGCTTCGTCATGGCTCACGGACGGCTCAAGGTCGTGGCCGAGTTTGAAGGCCCGGCCTGTGTCGTGATCTCGGCATGGCGTGACCAGAAGGGCAGCAAGCGCGCCGCCCGGGAACGGCGGCAGCGGCTCCGGCGGATTCGTCTGGCGTTCAAAGAGGGGAGGGTGATCACATGCTGAACCGGGCTCTCTTCTCAAGCGTCAAAGACGACTGGCCGACGCCGTGGGAGTTCTTCCACAATCTGGATCTGGAGTTCGATTTCACGCTGGACGTATGCGCCGTGCCGTGGTCGGCAAAGGTCTGGCGGTACTGCGTGCCGCCCCATGCGCTGCGGGTGTGGGGGGAAACGACGTTCCGCCGACTGTTTCCCAACACGCTGATTGACGGCCTCGCGCACTCGTGGGCCGGGGAACGCTGCTACATGAACCCGCCCTACGGCCGCGAGATAGGCCCGTGGGTCGAGAAAGCCCGTAGGGAGGGAGAGCGTGGCGCGCTGGTCGTCGGGCTTCTCCCGGCACGTACCGATACGGCGTGGTCGGCGGGGGGGGCGTGCGGG